ATATTAAACACACAGAAAAGTCGTTTTATCTTTGCTAGTTGGGTTTTGTGTTTAGACCCTCCGCTACCTAGCTTATGATAATACGACTTTTTTGTTTTTGAGATTTGAAGATTATGAACGCTTTAACCTTAACTACAATCATTATTCGCCAAGATGCCGAAGGTCGCTACTGCTTAAACGATTTACACAAAGCTTCCGTAGCTAATGGTGCAAATGAACGTACTACAGAACCCGCCAAGTTTTTAGCAAGCACAAAAACCACAGAGCTTGTGCAAGAGTTACAAGCTACCCAAAATTCGGGTAGCTTAATTGAACCTGTAAAAACCGTGTTGGGCAAAGGTAAAAATCAAGGTACTTTCGTTGTTAAAGAACTTGTTCAAGAATTAAGCGATAGCGGAAATCCGCTATCGCTTAATAATTCACCAATTAGTGTGATGCGAGGCGGTAGTTGCTGGGTAAGTTTAATTTGATTGAGTGAGAATAGGGAAAAGTCTATAATCTAAAGTGTAGCTAGGGCGGCCACCCGAAAACAGGAGTCATTCACCTGCGGCTACAACCTTCTTGAATGCCTTGAATGAGGAATCAAAAGATGAACAAACTAATCTATGGTGTGGGTTTTAATGATAGAAAGTACCCTGTTTTCGTTGATGGTGGGAAAGTTAAAAGTTATATACTGTGGCAGGCTATCCTTGAGCGTTGTTACTGTAGAAAGTATCAAGAAAGAAAACCAACATATTCGGATTGCAAAGTTAGTGATAATTTTAAGAGCTACTCTTATTTTTACGAGTGGTTAGTAAAACAGATTGGCTATGGTTTATCGGGTTGGGAATTAGATAAAGATATAATCTATAAAGGAAATAAACTCTATTCCGAAGACACTTGTGCTTTTGTTCCTTCATCTATCAACATCTTTTTCACTAATCGTAGGTTTTTAAGAGGTGAGCAACCTATCGGAGTTTACTTCCACAAAACTAAAAAACTCTTTATTGCTCAATGCAGTTTGAACGGGGGGAGGAAACATCTAGGAGCTTTTAAAACCCCCGAAGAAGCTTATCAAACCTATAAGACGTATAAAGAACAACTTTGCAAAGACTTAGCTAATAAGTGGAAAGAGCAGATAGACCCTCGTGTTTATTCTGCAATGATGCTTTGGACTGTAGAAAACTTTTGAACCCATTTACACAATGTAACATTAAAGGACTTTTCAAAGTTATGTGCTTTCGATAATATACACACATCGGAAGCAGAAACGCAGAAGATAAACACTAACAGCTAACGCTAACATTAAACAGTTAAATTAAAGGTGAATTATCGTGACTCCTAACGAAGCTATTGCCGCCGCTCAAGCCAACGCAAACAACAACGCCAACGTCATCCCAGCCACAGCTACACAAGCAGTAGCATTACCACAAACACCGACAGCAGCACCGTCAATGGCAGCATTGATGCAACAAGGTTTTGCCGTTGACCATTTCGTTAAGGTCAGCGAAAACGGTTTGTTGTTAAGCAAAGATGCCACTGCTAAACAAGCTGTTGACACTGCCCGTGTCATCATCGACATGACCGAAGGTTTCGGTTTCAAACCTTTGTACACCGTATCCTACGGCGACCCCGTACAATACGCTGAATCTTATGATGGTGTCACAAGCACCAAAGGTGATTCTTGGGCTAATGCCGTTGCCACTGCTCGTGCTGTTGACCCTAAAGCAACACCATTCCAAACCGTGAAAGTCGGTATGGAATTAGCGCAAGACACGCAAAATCTGAAAGCAGGTGTAACTTTAGGTTTGACGTTCACCCGCACTGGCATCACCAATTGGGTTAAGTTGTACCAAGAAGTGATTCGCTCAGGTCTTAATGGCAAAAAAGTCGAAGTCATTCTTGGCTATAAAGTCGGTGAGAAAAAAGGCTACCGCAACTGGGGTATCCCAACTTTTGAATTAGTTGGCGAATACTTCGAGTATGGTGGTGAGTAATTGAAGTTTTGAACCTTTAGATACATAAGCTAGTATTGGTTTTGATTTTTCTTACCAGCTTCTAAAGGTTCAACTTGGCAGTCTTTGTTAACCTCGCAAAGACCTTGAGACAGGTTGACCCACTGTGCCGATAAAGGTCAAAGAATCAATAAGTGTTGGCTGTCACTGATAAAGAAATGCTCTAGTCTTTTGATAAATCTCGGGCGAAAGCAAAGTATGAATAACAGCAAGGCGACCCGCAATAATGATAGTGGTTTCCAACAGGTTGACCCACTGTGCCGTAAGGGTTAATTAAAGCAGCTTCGGCTGCTTTTCTCACATTTGGAAACCACAAAAATGACCATTAACATTATCGATGCCAATAACTATTTCAGACGCGGTTTTGAAGCAGGTAAAGCGGTGTCGCAGCTTGCACCGCAAATGAGCCTTGACCCTACCTTCTATGTGTTTGACGGTAAGTTCGGTACTGCCAAGCGCAAAGCCATTTACCCAAACTACAAAGCGAAGCGCGACACACAAACGCCTGTTGATAATGGTTTCTTCACTTACCTGTCAACAATCCGCACCGAACTATTACCGTTCTGCTATAACGCCATCATCATTCAAGTTGACGGTTATGAGGCCGATGACGTGATTGCTGCCTTAGCCATTTACTTTGGCCAACAACAGAAACAGGTTTTGATTCACAGTAACGATGCTGACTTTCAAGCCTTGTTAAATGACTATATCACTATCACTGACCGTAGTAAGAAACTTGTTCATGTCGCGCCCCAAGATATTCGCTTGTACAAAACCCTTGTTGGCGATTCCAGTGACAATATCACAGGTATCCCTAAGTTGGGTAACGCTTGGTGGTTAAAACTCACGGAAGGCGATAAAAACCAATGGCGGCAACTTTTAAAAGGTGAGACTGATACTTACCCCGCAAGCTATTTGACCGAAGCCAAAGCCACTTGGGTCGAAAACAATGTACCTTTGTTACGAGACTTCTACACAATCGTAGGCTTTTTACCGATAGACTTACATCGGGTATTAACATTGGACTCCGACATCGGTGCCAATGACCCTGTTGAATACCGCCAAACAATGACCAAATATTACTGGGTGTGACCACTATGCGACCAATTGACTCAATTAAACGTGTGCTTGTTGACAGAACTAACTGGTTAAGCCTTCAACCTCAGCTTCTTGCTACTGTATCAGCCGCACAACTGATGGGTTTTGACATTGAAACCCACGATGCTGACCGTCATCAAGGTTTAAACGACCTCATGGCTATTGATGATGAGGGTAAAGGCCACAATAAAAAGCTAATTTTTGACACCAACCGCACCACTGTTACAGGTTTCAGTATTTACCCTGACGACACTGATACTGCTTATTACTTTAACTTGGCTCATGCTGATGAGTTGAACCGTTTAAGTTTCCCCGAAGTTCAATGCCTCTTAGATGCCTTCAAAGGTTACTACGTTATTCACAATGCCGCTTTTGAAATCGTGATGATGGAAAAGGCTTTAAACGTAGGTTATAAACTCCCTCATGGCCGTGTTTTAGACAGCATGATTCTTTGTGTCACTGCCTACAACTCTGACACTTACAGTAAAAGTGTTTTTGCTAATACACCTTTAACGGGATTGTATAAGTTATTGCCCGACATCAAAGTGGCTTACGCCACGGGAGACACTGAGAAGCAAGAAGACTTAGTTAATAAGTTTTGCGCCAAAGACAGTGATGCCGCTCACTCTTACAATGGGTTTATTAAAGGTTTCAACTGGGGCTACAAGTTAAAGGAAGCCAGTAAATCTTGGCTTAATTACACACAAACCACGTTTGAAGAAGTGTTGAACGGCAAAGCTCACATGGGTCGTTTAACGGGTGCCGAAGTTGTTGCCTACGGTGCTGACGATGCCATTACCTGTGTTCAGCTTTATCACACGGTCTTACAGTGGTTAATTGAGAATAACTCAGGAGCGGTTAAAACTTACTTTGAGCAAGAAAACCCTTGCTGTTGGGTTTACGCTCAAATGAACGCGACAGGTATGCGTGTTGATGTTGAGGCCATTTACAAAGCGCGGGAATCACAACGGGTCGAGTACGCGGCAGCGTTAAGAAAAATGCAAACGCTAGCTCAGGCTTTGAGAGAATATCAAGGTCAACCGAGTGAACAACTAACCAAGTATGAAAAGTGGTATGAAAAAGGTCGTCAAAAGTATTTAGACTTGATTAAACAGTTTGTGGACTTCCCTAACAACAGCAGCGACTATGATTTAGTCAACTATGCTGTTCGCTCACCTGTTGGCAAAGGTTGGAGTGGTGTAGAACCTGTTGCTGTGAACCTTAGTCACTATATGCCAATGCGGGTGATCTTATTTGATGTTCTTGGCTTAAAAGCGAGGGTGGAGGCTGGCAAGATTCAGAGTGATGGGGAAGCGCGGGACAAGATACATGAGAAAACTGATAGCGAGTTAGTTAAAGGTATCTTGGACTGCTATAAGGTGATGGGGGACATTGAGCAGGGTTTGAAGTTGTATATAAACAATTATATCAAGATGTTAGACCCTGAAACAGGACGAATGTACCCTACTATCAGTTCACTATTAGACACTCGAAGAACTTCCACAGCTAACCCTTCGCCTCAACAGTTGACTAAATTCGGTAAGAGTAAGTATGTACGCTCGTTCTTTTTAGCTGATGATGACAACTCTGTTATCCTCGCTCCTGACTTTAGCGCGATTGAGTTGGTTATTATTGGTGGATATAGTGATGACCCTGCTTTTATAGCCGCTTACGGTCAAAGACCCCATGCCGACTTACACAGTCAAACAGCGGCTTTTATGACAGGTGTGAGTTTAGAGGAGTTTCTTAAACTACCCAACAAAAAGCAAATTAGAAACGAGATCGGTAAGCCGAGCGGATTTGGGTATTTCTATTCTGGTTCCTTAAACACTGTTGGTCGTACTTTAGAGTGGGACAGAGATAAGATTCAAGAGATGACTGAGCGTTTTAGAACAGGTTACGCGACTGCCGAACAGTGGCGTGTTGATACTATTAATCGTGCTAAGATTCAAGGTTACGTTGAGTTACCAGACCATCTCAGACGTTATCGCTTCGAGTCCACAGCTATGTGGGCCGACATGATGCAGGGTAAGTTTGATAGATTTAATGTCTCAGATTTCGGTAAACAATGTATTCGTAAGATTCAAAATAGATCAGGCAACATGGCTGTGAACGCGGGTGTGCAGGGGCTTTGTGCTACTTATGCTAAACGTAAACTTTACCGAGCGATGTTTAAAGACTTCCCGCGTTTAGGTTTACGCGCTCGTGTAATGACGTTAGTTCACGATGAGTTAGTGGTGTCAGTTCACCGTGATGATGTCTTTAAAGCTAAAGATTATCTGTACGAGTTGATGATTGACGGAGAAGGCATCTTTGATAATGTCGTCATTGACAGTTCAATGGCTATGGGGCGCAATTACTTAGCTTTTAACCTTGAAAAAAATCCAAAAGGATTGGTAGAGTTAATGGAGATGGATAAAAACTTACCTTGTATTCCTGAGACTCGTTGGGGTCAGAAAGCCACTGATAACGAAGTCGGTTTGATTCTTGATTATATGTTTACCTAACTTCAAAAGTGATGCTATACTTGTTTTGTCGGCTAGTGTGGAAACGAACCGACAAACAATGTAAACACACAAAAAAGGCAATTTGCTAGTTAGTAGGGTTCGTGTTTAGCCCTTTTCCACCTAACTTATGCAAGTTGCCTTTTTTGTTTCTGAGATTAAGATGATGAAAGATTTAACCAAAATTGAAAAAACTATGTCCAGTAAAGACTTATTGGACTTAATAAACTTAGCCCGCACCCAAAGTGGGGAATCAGAGCTTAGACTTAATAAATTTAATGAGAAGATTGAGGACGAGTTAGAGGGAGATAACTACACTTTTAGTGTAGTTCAAAATCCGAACAACACCGAGTCTAAAGTTTATCAACTTACGGCTGACCAGTGTATGCTTTTGACGATGAGGGAATCTAAGCAAGTTAGACGCACAGTTTTGACTAAGTTAAAAACTTTAACCCCTGTAGAAGACTCGAAAGACACAGTTGTTACTGCTAAACCAATCTTTGAGGCTGCTTTTAGTTATGCTAAACTTTTTGGTCTTGAGGGTAATCAAGCTCTACTCTCAGCAGATAAAGCTACGGAGCGACACACAGGTTTCTCTCCTATGAAGTTTCTGCAAATTGAACTAAGGAAAGAGGAGCAAACACTTAATCTCACCCCTACCGAAATAGGTAAACAGTTAAACCCACGCCTAAGTGCTATTGGCACTAACAAACGCTTAGAATCTTTAGGCTACCAAGAAAAGCTAGGCGCAGCGTGGAGTCCAACAGCATTAGGCAAGCCCTTTGCTGTCTTCCTCGATACTGGTAAGAAACATTCTGACGGAACGCCTGTGACTCAGTTAAAATGGTTATCAAGCATTATTGAACACATAGCTTAACTTCAACAAAGCCCCCTACCAAGAGGCTTCCCCACGAGACCAAACAAAATGAAAGACCTAACAACCATCATCAATGACTTTTTCAAGAAAGCTCCTGAACCACGTTCAGTACTGCTCAACGGCACCGTAGGTGGAGACATTGCGAAGGAATTGTATAAAAGACTCCCAACCCCGATGTTTTACGAAGAAACCGTAGAACGCTTCGGCTGCCCTGCCCCAGTCTTCATCTTTGCCGATGCCGTTTACTATGTTGCGCCCTCTTTCGGCCTAAAATTCAATAGCCTTGAGGAGTACATTGAGTATTATGAAGAATCTCAACATCGGTTTTCCATTGAGAACGAGATTAGCATTGACGAACTACCCTCTTGGGATGAGTTTGCAGTTTTCATGTGTAAGTATGAGTTAGAAGCGTAACTTAAACAAAGCCTCTGCAAAGGGGCTTTTTACAAGGTAAAAAACAATGGTAAACTCAAGCTTTATACACGCCTACAGAGAGCGGGACGAATACTACACTCCAAAAATCCTTGTGGAGTCTATTTTACCCTACATACCTCTTGGTAAAATAGTTTGGTGTCCTTTTGACACCGAAAATTCAGAGTTTGTACTAGCTTTTAAGGCTAGAGGCAACAAAGTTGTTTATAGTCATATACGCGATGGTTTAGACTTTTTTGAGTATGAGCCTGAGTATTATGACTACATTGTGAGTAATCCTCCGTTTACTAGAAAGTTGGACGTATTAAAGCGTTTGTACGCTCTAAATAAACCTTTTGCGATGTTGTTACCCCTGCCTATGTTGAATTACCAAGAGATTGGTAACTTTTTTGTTGGTAAGAAGGTTGAACTTTTGATTGTTGATAAAAAAGTATCTTTCGATGGGAACACCTCATCTTTTAATTCCTCATTTTTCTGTAAAGATATACTCCCAAGAGAATTGATTTTTTGTAGTCTAGCTCATAATAACAGCAATAAGTTTTATGTCGCTAGTCGTATGCACACAGATATTAACGGAGAAACAAAATGAACCAACCAAGAACGGATGACATTCTCAGCCTAGAGCAACATAATCAAATTCTTAAAGCCCACATCGTAGTTTTAAAGTGCGACATCAGGAGACTTTGTGATGACCGTGACAATTTGCAGCAACAAGTTAATACCTTAACTAAAGAGGTTAACACCCTGCGAGGTCTCATACTAAGTGACAATGCCGTAGGCGAAAGAGGGGATGCTTGCATGAGCATCGAAGGTAGCAATTTATGAAAGCCTTAAACCCCTAAACTAATACTCTGCTATAATAACCCCAATGCCAATACCATTGGGGTAGCCAACACCATGTCCTTCACCAACTTTGCAAAAACAATTATGCTGACAACGCTACTCACTCAAACAGCGAGAGCAAGTGATGGCAAGCACAAAGTTGTTGTGGCTAACAATGGCACTATCAATGCCTATGCCCCTGCCAAATACGTCACCCTTAAAGTTTACGGTCACAATCCCCCTGTCATTACCAATGCCGAACCAATACAATGGACATCAACAGGTGCTTGGGGAGTCATTAACGAAGTCTATGTGGTTAATGACTCCATAGGTCAAGAGATTATTCTAAAAGGACAAGGGGTTAATTACTCCTTGTCAAACGGGGCAGTGTTTTTAATCCCTACGAATGCGTGGGAGGCCAGCCTTGTTGAATAGCATTGCCCATAGCCTTGTCAGGTTAAACCCTGTCCAAAATATCAGTCTTCAATACTTTAACATTGAGACGGAATATCAAGTCACTCGTGCCAATGTAACTTTTGAGGGCGGCTATCAATACGCCACCCCCAGAACAGGTTACGGGGATAATAATGACTTGCGGGTATTTACACTGTCTATCCCTGTGATGCGGTACTACTTCGGCAGTCAAGGGCAGTTACTCGTTGATTATGAACGCTCAACTAATTTTGCATGGCTTGAGTGGATGTACAACATCCATAAGTTAGTTAAACCTTTCTTTTTTGACCACCCTGTTTACGGTCAACTCAAAGTCCGTTTCACCGAACCCTTAAAAGTGCCAAAGGGATTGAAAGGGGGTCAAGCCGCTTTAGAAGGTGTCGAATTACGTTTACTCGAAGTACGCGATACTTATGTCGTACCCGACAAGGTTTTAGGACCACATTTCGCGCTCAATTTAGATGTTAATTATTGGCAAGAGCATAACCTTTTTAACTTCCCTCACCATCTCATTAGCACTGAGTATGGCTCTGAGGATACCGTGCTTTCTCTCGGCGGTAATTACCAGTACACCGTGCGCGGCTCTAAACCTGAGCAACGGGTGTTTACGCTGTATTACGAAGGTCTAAAGTACACGCCCAACTATGACCTATTGGACTTGGCCGTTGAACCTGAACTGAACGCTGCTTACTTAGAAAACTTTTATTATTGGTATCGCTTAGAGTTACCTTTTTACTACATACACCCCACTTATGGACGGATTAAAGTACGCTTCAAAGAACCTTTGAAAATCCCAAAGCTCCGTGAAAACGGTAATGGGTGGACAGAGAGTTTTACTATCACTTTAGTTGAGGTTATTGAAGATGCTCACCGCTACCTCTGATATTAAACATCAAGAAGAGGCCACAAGGTTAGCCCCCGAACCGTATGTGGAGTTGTTTAAGTTTACCCCTGATTACTTACAACCTAACGTATTTATCGCTTTCACGAACCACCCAACAATCACTTGGCAAGGGATAATGTATGAAAACTTCCCGCACCAATTCAGTGGTTACAACATTCAGTCAACAGGTGAACAAAGTCGGCCTAAACTCCAAGTGGCTAACCCTAATGGGTTGTTTTCAAGTTTGATAGTTAATGGCACGTTACGCCAAGCCCAAGTCTTACGCTACCTCGTTTTACGCGATGACTTATTAGCGGATGAAAACCGTTATTTGCGTAACAAATGGTTATTAGCTAAAACCGTCAACTTGACCAAGGATAGTGTGTCTTTTGAGTTGCGGAGCGTGTTAGACGGAGTGCGCTATACACTTCCTGCACGACAGTACATCTCGCCTGACTTCCCTGTCACCAGTATGGGTTAAAATTATGTTACTTGAGCTTTTAAATCAGCCGTATGTTGACGGCAAAGCCGATTGCTATGGTTTAGCAAGGGATTATTACAAACAAGAATTTGGGCTTGAACTCCGCAACTATGCAAGACCCATTGGCTTTGACCATGAAGGGTTAGACCTGTTGATGGATAACTTTGCCAAAGAAGGGTTTCAGGTTGTCCCCGTTTCAGGTATCTCAGCACTAGAAAAAGGCGATGGTTTATTGTTCTCAATTCTTGGCAGCAAAACCGTTAACCATGTTGGGGTCTATGTTGGCGCAGGGTACTTTATCCACCACCTGTATCAGAAGTTGTCTAAGTGCGAAGCCTTAGACCAACGGTGGTATCAGCGTATAGCCCTTGTTGTGAGACACCCTGAAATCAGTACCATTAACATTGCCAAAATCGGTAAAGTTAGCTTGTTGGATTTACTCCCCCCTCACCTCCGTTTAAAGGTGCAGCAAAATGCAAGTAGTTCTTGAAACCTTACAATCCTACTGGCATCCCCGTGTCGAACGCTGTGGGTTTGTCACACGCGATAACGAAATTATCGAAGTTAACAATTTACATCCTAATCCAACAAGGCATTTTGCCATCACCGATGTCCCTGCCAATGCCGTTGCCTTGTGGCACACTCACCCCAGCGGGTGTTGTAATTTATCGGTAGATGACTACGAACTATTTAAAAGACTCCCGCAGTTAATACACATTATTGTTGGCCAAACTGACAGCGCGTATTACTATGTTGATACAGATGAGTCAGTGATACGGGGTGACGACCATGCTGGTTAATGTTTATTTGGAAGGCTATCTGGCCAAGTTTGTCAAAGACGGTACTGTTGTCGTTGACGCTTTTAACGCCAGAGACGCTTTAGAGAAGCTGCAAAACTTTATGCCGAAAGGGGTTAAGCACCTCGTTAAGGTAAAAGAACTTGGCTGCCCTGACGACTTGGATGAAGCTAAGGAGACGCTGACAATTACACCACTGCTACAAGGCGCAGGAGGAGGTAAAAAAGCAGGGGGTATTCAAATTGGCATCGGTATTTTGTTGATTGCTTTCGTTGCTTTCACTGGTGGGGTAGGGGTGGCTCTTAAAGCAGGAGGTTTTAAAAGCTTCTTAGTAGGTGTCGGAGCTAACCTTATCATTGGCGGTGCTTTACAATTGCTGCAAAAATCGCCGAAAGCAGACCCGACTCAAGGGGATAAGAAAAGCCGCTTCATCAACGGGGATAAGAACACCATTAAAGAGGGAACACCGATACCCTTGATTTATGGTCGCCAAAAAGTTTATCCTCACTTCTTGTCGTTTAACATTGACGCTGATGCCTACAATCCTGATGACGAGTAACGAAATGACAAAATTCCAGTACATTGGTTCTGGGGGTAAACGCCCTAGAACCCCTACGATTACTAACGATAACCTGTTCTCTAAGGATAAGGTTGAGATATTACTGGGGGTAGGTGAGGGTGAGATTGAGGGTTTAGAAGACGGCCTAAAAAGTTTCTTCGCAGGTGATGTACCTTTACATGATAAAGACGGCAATCCCATTATCAAGGAGCTTGTAGCCAGTGAAAAAAAAGGGGAGTCCACACCTACTACCATTACCTTCACTCTTGGCGGCGAATCTGCCAGTACCAGTGTCGGTGTTAATATCCTTCAAAAATCCCCTGTTGTTCGTTATACCCCTGAAAACTTTAGAGGTAAAATTAATAAATTAGATATTAGGATTACGATAGCGCAGTTGTTCCACGAAACCGCTGCTGGTGATGTCCTAAACAACACAGCCCAATTTCGTATTGAATATAAAACTGCACGGGGTTCTGACCCTTGGGTTGTCTTGGATTTTAGTAATGCTACGCCAACAGATTTCACTCCTCCCCTTTCAGGAGTCAACTTCACCGTTGGCAGCCACACGGACGGGAAAAATAAATACTTGTTAGAAGGTAAAACAGGTTCAGGGTTTGTTATTGACTTCCGAGTGGACGTAACCACGCTTACGGATGATGACTATGTTATCCGCGTCACCAAGTTCAATCCCGACACCGATGCTAGTGCCACTACCAAGACCGCTTGCGATATTGTTTTTGATAGTTTTCAAGTCTTAGCTCAACCTACTCGCACGTTTAGTAACACAGCTTTAATGCACGTTACAGGTCGAGCGAATGACCAGTTCAATGATATTCCTGACTTCTACGGTATTTACAAAGGTTTGATTACGAAAGTACCGACTAACCGTGTTGAAAATTCAGTGGGTGCAGGTTGTTATCCTAACCCCGTTTGGACAGGCGCATTAATAAAACGCTGGCATAGTAATCCTGCATGGGTGCTGTATGACTTATTAGATAACCCCCACTACGGTATGCGTAAGTATGCCCCTACCCTCAACATTTACACTCAAGATTTCTATGACGTTGGCGTTTACTGTGACAATGCCGTTAGCAATGGTTTTGGCACAGGTGACGAAAAACGCTACACCATGAACATTACTTTGGCCGAAAACCAAAACGGTTGGGAGACATTGCAGAATTTAGCAGGAGCGTTTGATGCTGTACTCTATGACGATGGCGAAGGTAACGTGCGTTTGAAAGTTGACCGTTGGGTTGAACCGCGTGTGCTGTTTACCCCTGAGACAGTGACGCTCGAAGGCTTCAACTACAGCTTCACCGACATTAACACACAATACAACAGTATCACTGTCAGTTTTACTAACCCTCAACGCGGCTGGCAAGAGACTCGTTTAAAAGTTAAGAACGATACTTTTATCGCGTTGAACGGTGAGATACCCTTAGACTTTGTTGCTGTTGGCTGCACTAGCGAGAGCGAAGCCCTGAGACGCGCTAATGCTCGGTTAATAACAGCCACAACCGAGAAAACAATTGCGGCCTTTACAACCACCCGTTTAGGTTTGATTTTAGACCCCTTGGAAATTGTTTATATCGCTGACCCCTTATTAGGTTGGGGCATGACAGGTCGTATCAGCCATGTTGGTGGCACAAAGATTTACCTTAGAGACCCCTTAGAAGTCACCTTAGCTACTCAAGCAAATTTAATTTTGCAGACAACCACAGGGTTGTTTAAGGCAGTGGTAATGGCTTTAGACAAGAAAACTTTCGAGGTTTTAACAAATACTACCGCGTTTTTAGCAGCGGATATTCCTGAGTATGCTCAATACACTCTTGGTAAGTTTACAACGGTTGATGGAGCTATTTTTAAAGAAGCCAAGCCGTTCCGTATCACCGCTATTGAACCCTCTAAGGACTACAACACATTTCAGTTGACCGCTTTGGAAGTTAACCCTGAGAAGTATGATATTTTGGGAGATGGAGCTAACCCTATCCTATTAATTGACAGTGATACCTCCAATCTAAATTTGCGCCAATACTTTGCTAATCAAGGCAACCTTTTAACTAAACAGTATGATACTGTCACCTTTGTTATTGACGGGACTTTAGAGCAGCAGTCAGGCAGCTTCCTTCTCATTCACGGTGCCAGTACCAATGACTATGCCCTCACTGTTGGCGATTGGACAGGTCTATTACCTGTAGGGGTTAAACCTAAGATTATCATTAAGGGTGCCGTTAAGATTTATGGCAAAGGGGGTAAAGGGGGTCAGGGTGGTTTCGCCTACGCCAAAGCAGTAGGTAATACATTCTCAACCGAAGTTTTTATCGGTTATGGTGAGAGTGGCGAAGATGGTGCGGATGCTGTGCTATTGGATTATGCCTTAGACCTCGAAGTTGAGGCCGATGCCGTTTTAGAGATTTACGGCGGTTACGGCGGCGGTTATGGTGGTAGGGGTTGTGTTTTAAGTGACTTTGTTTACTACAGTTCAGGTCATGTTTACCCTGTTGCAAATGGCGAAGCTATTGGACTTATCATAAGAGGTATTTGTTTAAACCCTAACACCATCCGTTTAATAGCTGGAGCAGGTGGCGCAGGTGGCTACCCTTACGGGGAGGGCGGTGCTTCGGGTCAGCAATTTGAAATAGGTTTAGGAGTCTTACGCGGTTCTTTAGCTGTACCCGCAGGTGGTTCAAGTAACAAAACTGACGCAGGTGTCTCCTCTGTTGCTCAAGAATATATAGGCACTATCTATACCAACAACGATGGAAAAATAAATTCAATAGGGAGTTTAAAAAACTATCGGATATATAATGGTGAAGGCCAGAATGGTCGGCCAAGTGCGGTTACTCGTAACCCACAAGGTTATAAATTGACACCAGCCGAGATACCTTTACACACTCGCACGGGTGGTAGCCCTGCTAATGGTACTCAAGGCATGGGTATCATTAATCGGGGAAACCTTACACTCACTGTGAACGGTGTAGCTTTTATCAATTCTGACCTCTACGGAGATGAGTCATGGCCTTAATGTCAGGCAAAGTTTATAGCAACACAGGCGCACCGAACAATGCTGATGGCATTAACGGTGATATTTATATGCAGTTGGACGGGTTCAAAACAACCTATCGAAAAGAAGGCGGCTCTTGGGTTGCTGTCGGCAGCACTCTCGGTGCTATCCCTGAGTTTGTTAGTGGCGTTGGCGCACCGAGTAACTCATTAGGTACAGACGGCCAATACTATCGTGATACCGATAATCAGGATATTTATTACAAACAAGGTTCCACATGGAACATTATCGGTAATTTAGCCAGTAGTTCGGTTTCAGCCGATTTAGAGCAAGCAGGCATCGGCAAATACTTAGGCACTGCCCCTAATGTCGTAACGACAGGCAGCATGAATGATTTAGTCATAGCAGGTGAGTATTATGTTACAGGCTCGGTAACGAATATGCCGCCTAACGTGGGTGCAGGTTATGTTAAAGTTTGGGGTTTAGACTCAAATAATGTCGCCCAAATAATGCAAAGAACTCTTGGCAGCAGCGTTTTTGAAATCCACTTTAGAAAAAGCAGTGGGGGTGTTTTTGGAGCTTGGCGAAGTTTAGCGGATTCCGAAGGGAGTTCGAGCCAAGTCTTTAAAGTCGCCGATGCTGATGAGGATGACGAGGCAGTGAACAAAGGACAGTTGGAGACTAAGGTAGTGGATACAGTATTAGGTCATAGTCAAGATTGGTACGATATGGAATATGCAAGGAGTTTAGGCACTACTTATATAAACACAAGTAACAAGCCGATTGTTGTAAGTGTTGGTTTCACAATGACGGGTAGCCCTTCTGGATTCCAATATACATGGTGGGATTTCAAAGTAGAAAATATAACTGTTGCGAGAGCACACATGGCGTTTGATTCTGGCGGCATAGTAAGCAGAGACGGTAATATATCTGTTATTGTTCCACCACAACAAACGTATAGGTTGAATAGGTCAGGAGCGGCTGAATCTATAATCGACTATTGGACGGAACTGAGATAAGTAATCGTTAATTTTATATTCCGCCGCTATCAGGTTTCACTTTATGCTGTCCAAAAACCTACTACACAAACGCCTACGCCAGTTTGCCTAAACCACCCCTTTAGGGGCAACGGCTATACGCTATAACACTAAGCCCGATGAGCGTTACGACTTAACACTCATTGCAAGGCGCGTGTATGGCTTGCCCGAAGAATGGCCTGTCATTATGGCCTCAGCAGGGCTGCAAAGCGTGGATGAACCCTTAAATGAGCAATTATTGGTATTGCCAACATTAGAGCAATTACAAACACTCAAGCGCGAATTAGGAGTGATTTAAGGGCTCTTAACCCACTGACACAAAGCTGTAAGACAGGCTATATAGCAATCGGGAAATAAATCGACATTTACAGAACCATCAAGTAAACTGTACAAAACTTTACTTGATGGTTATTACGCAATGACTGACCCAACCGCAACCCTTGTGGGAGTTGAATACTCAACAGCACTCGCTGGCTTTTTCGGTAGTGTTGTTGCCTTAACTTTTGCAAAAGAGTTAACACTCATTCGGCTAGTTTTAGCTGTCTTCACAGGTTCTTTAACCGCGCATTACTCAACAGCTCCTCTTACCTATTATCTTAAAGTACCTGTTGAGTTTAACGATAGCCTCGCTTTTGGCGTTGGGTTATTAGCGATGTCTTTAATCCCCCTCCTCTTTTCAATTGTCGAAGAATTACAGAAAAGAGCAGGGGATACCCTTCAAAAATTTCTAGGTTAGGTGCAGCCATGTTACCAACTCTGCTCTTATGTGTTAATATCGTCATGCTAGGGTATGTTTTAACAGAGGCTTTACTCACACTTAACCAGATGAGTGTTCACACGCCTCACAGCTTACGTGTTGTTTACGTCAGTTTAGCAGTCGGAGCTTTTTACAGCTTATTGCATACGGACATCATTCACTTCCCTACGGTGCTGTCTAACCTAGCTGTGGCGTATCTTGTGAATCGAATCAAGTTAAATCGGTGTGAGATAACAGGAACTCACAAAGCTTTAAATATTTAAGAGAGAACCAACATGGCTAATTTATTTTTAACGGGTGTGGGGGTGCCTACAGGGGCCATCGGGGAGATTACCGATTACTACCGTGATACCGCCACCAATTTGATTTACTATCGCGCTGCTTTAGGTTGGGAAGTTGTACCCA